TTTACTCAAGAGGTGCTGGATTATTATCTAGTAGGCGACCATGTGACTGGGATTAAAATACCCTTTGGCGACCCCAAAAAATTCAGACTGCGTAATGGAGAGTGTACGATTCTCGCTGGCATAAACTCAGCAGGGAAATCCCTCTACGCTGGGCAGATAATGCTGGGGGCTATTGAGCAAGGATTCAAATGCTTATCAGTTAGTTTGGAAATGTCCCCCCGCAGCCAAATCGCTAGGCTTTGGAGACAGGCATCGCTATCTATGCAACCAACAATCGACTTCGGCCTTGGGTTTAACGCTTGGGCTAGGGATAAGTTGTACTTCTTTGACAAGCAAGGGACGGTAGACTTAAAGACCTTGATGGCTGTGATACGTTACGCTGTTGACCAGCATGGGATAGAGTTTATCCTAGTAGATTCTCTTATGACGATTGGTGGCATCGCTAATGATGACTACACCGGACAGAAGCAGGTGGTTTGTGAGATCGCGGATTCTTGTCGAGACATTGATTGCCACATAATGCTGGTAGCACACGCTAGGAAATCCATGTCTATCAGGGATAAGATAGACAGATTCTCAATTCGGGGTGCTGGAGAACTTGCCGATAGAGTTGACAACGTGATACTCATGGGCAGATACTACGAGGATGAAGAGGACGCGCCAGATGCTTGGGTAGCAATATCCAAGGCTAGGCATTGGGACATGGCCGAATGTGAGATGAACCTAAACCTACACGCTGCATCGTTAAACTTGCTCACTGAAGGACAAATACCCACCAAATTGAACATGGACAACAACGACCCTGATGAGTAACTGGAAAAACTTTGAGCGCAGGGTAGCCTCCATCTTTGGCGGTAAAAGAATCCCTGTGAATGGTAGAGCAGAACTAGATATAGAGCATAACGTGTACGGAATCGAGTGCAAGTATCGCAAGGTACTGCCCGATTGGTTGTTTGGGAACGCTATACGTCAGGCTTTGACAGGTTCAAGGAAGAAGGGTATAATCCCCATTGTGGTCATCGGTAAGTACAACAGTTCTGATATATTTGTACTGACTAGGATAGATGACTTTTTAAAAGCGACTAGAAAAGAGGACAAAGATGAACAGTGTATGGAATAAAATGATGAAAGATCATTTTTCGTATCGTCCAAAGTATACATTTACAGCCTCAATCAGGGAGTCTAAGCGGCCTGAAGAGGGGGCTACTAGGGTGAAGATGGTTGAACAAGATCAGGTGTGCGTGTACCCTGATCCTGATGACGGAACACATACATGGGAGGAAAAAAATGAATCTGATTGAAGCAGGTCTGAAGCGGCCGTTCCCTGTGTCCCAGATAAAGTTTATGGACATGAAGAATGGGAGAAAGCCCCTCGCACACATTGACGCGAGGAACGTGATGGATAGGCTGGATAAGGTTGTTACTCCTGCTGGATGGTATCCAGTATACGAGATGATATCACCCGAGATAATGCTGTGCCATTTATCTGTTTGTTTGGATGGAGTCTGGATAACCAAAACAGATGGCGCTGGCGAATCTTCTTTCGAGAAGGAGAAAGGGATAATCTCAGGATCGCTAAAGAGGGCGGCAGTGTTATTTGGAATTGCCCGGTATTTGTATAACGATGGGTCGTTTGACGCCAGCAGACAGCCCGCTCATTGGGCTACCCCTGAAGGCTTTGACGAGGTTATGGCTAAACAGCACGATCAATCTGTGGAGGAGTGGAGGGCTAGTTACTCTGAAGCGCTAAAGGAGCAGAGGGAGAGAGTATGAAAACCAGATTGAAGAACAAGAAGGAAACAGAGTACGATAAGGCACAACTTGCTTTAAAAAAGAATGAACTAGTTGAGAATGCTATTACTTTTTCGGAAGAGTTCTGGGAATGCGGTGGTAAAGTTTTGTTTGACTCTGCAACGGAACTACGGGATAAGTCATGGAGTTATGAGAGGGAAAAAGAGAACCTCAGACTGACTAAGGTTGGGGATACTTGGGATTACGAAAACAAGGTATGTGGAGAGTATAGATACCGGGATATGAAATGAGCCTATACGAGGATTACATTGCGATCAGCAGGTACGCTAGGTATCTACCTGAGAAGAAACGCCGTGAGACATGGGATGAAACAGTAGATAGATACTGCGATTACATGGGCAACAAGTTCAGTGTTGAACTGTCGGGCATACGGGAGTTAATCAAGGATAAAGAAGTAATGCCTAGCATGAGAGCCTTGATGACTGCTGGCCCTGCGCTTGACCGCGATAATATTTGTGGCTATAACTGCGCCTACGTTGCCATTGACCACATCAGAGTGTTTGGTGAGTCACTGTACATTCAGATGAACGGTACAGGTCTGGGGTTCAGTGTTGAGCGTCAGCACATACACAAACTACCAGAGGTAGCGGAAGAATTCCACGACACCGACACTGTGATAGCGGTGCGTGATTCTAAACTAGGGTGGGCAACCGCCCTCGATGAGTACGTTCGACTGCTCTACAGTGGGAAAGTTCCCAAAGTAGATATGAGTAAGGTACGCAGAGCGGGAGCGGTCTTGGTGACCTTTGGGGGTCGAGCAAGTGGGCCTGAACCATTCCATAAGTCCTTGATAAACATAACTAATGTGTTCAAAGGTGCGGCAGGTAGGAAGTTAAACTCTATCGAGTTACACGATGTCATGTGCTACATCGGGGAGTGCGTTGTGGTCGGGGGTGTACGTAGGACTGCCATGATCAACCTGTCCAACCATAGCGATGAACGTATGCGTCACGCTAAGATGGGTAACTGGTTCGTCGAGAACCCTCAACGATCCTTGGCTAACAACTCTATATGTTATACTGAAAAGCCTGACGTTGGTGCGTTTATGCGCGAGTGGAACGCAATATATGAGTCGCGATCTGGAGAGCGGGGCATCTTTAACAGGCAAGCATGTAAGGACATGGCCCCAGAGCGTAGGGATACTGACCATGAGTTCGGCACAAATCCGTGCAGCGAGATAGTATTACGATCAGCACAATTCTGTAACCTTACAGAAGTTGTGGTTAGACCTGAAGATGACTACGAAATTTTAGAGGCTAAGGTAGAGGCCGCTACAATCTTAGGCACTCTCCAGTCAGCACTCACGGACTTCAAATTCTTACGCAAGGTGTGGAAGAATAATTGCGAGGAAGAGAGATTGTTAGGGGTATCACTAACTGGGATATGGGATAGCAAGTTCTTTAAAGCCCCATTCCACGGTGATGTTGAGCGTCTAAAGAATCACGCGGTAGAGGTGAACAAAGAATGGGCCAAGAAACTGGGCATCAACCCCTCGACCGCTATTACCTGTGTAAAACCGAGTGGGACGGTCAGTCAATTAGTCAATAGCGCGTCAGGCTGTCATCCGAGACACAGCCGCTGGTATCTCAGGAGGGTTCGTAATGACATTAAAGACCCCTTGGCTCAGGTAATGATAGATGCTGGTGTGCCTTATGAGGTAGACAAGTTCAATAAGGAAACCTATGTATTTGAGTTCCCGATAGCCTCTCCAATAACGTCTACAACTCGACACGACATCACACCGTTCGATCAGTTAGAGATGTGGAAGAGCCTGTCACTTCACTGGTGTGAACACAAACCTTCAATGACTTGCTACATTCCGGAGGATCAGTGGCCGCAGGTCGGCGCTTGGATATGGGAGAACTGGGATGTGGTCAACGGTATCTCGTTCCTGCCATCGGCTGATGAGGGCCATGTATACGAGCAAGCCCCATACGAGGACATAACTGAGGAAGAGTACGAGGCAAGAGAGAAACTAATGCCAGAGCATATCAACTGGAGTTTTGAGGAGGACATGGATAACACAACCGCTAGTCAGGAAGTGGCCTGTTCAGCGGGAGTATGTGAGATATGAATACTCTGTATGGTTGGCACTATCTAATCAAATATCATATTCTTAGGTGGATGGGAAAGAAACCTATAGAGTTGTGGGAGGCAGAAGAGGATGATGAGATAGTTCCGGGCCTAGGATACTATCTTAGTGACGGTATATATGAAAATACTTACGACCATTATAAAGCGAGAGGTTTTACGCCTATGTGGAAAAGATGTTAGAGAAAAAGAATCGGTGGAAAAACAAGAAGTACACCAACTGGGTAGCCACCCTTCCTTGCTCTAACTGTAGTGTAGAAGATGACACCATTGTGGCGCACCATCTAAAACACATATGGTTTCCCCACGGGGGAGGAGGCGTAGGAATGAAGGCTAACGACTTCCTTGCTATGCCCATGTGCTATACCTGCCATGATAAGGTTCACAACGGGGACAGGGACATCATAGAATTCCAGCCAGACTTTATCTTCAGCACGCTTGACAAGGCGTTTAGAAGTGGAGTATTATCCGCAACATGATGGATCACCTAGAAGCCTTACAGTTCATGCACGACAACTGTGAGCAACTTGCTGAAGCGAAAGCCCAGAAGGAGCAACTCAAGGAGTTTAAAAAGATTGAAGCAGCCCGTCTGTTTCTTCTTGCCCCTAAAGGGTCTGTGGCTGATAGACAAGCCCACGCTTTGACACAGGGGTCATATCTAATTGTCGTTGACGGGGAGAAGGAAGCGATAAGGAAAGAACATTTACTCGCCATGCAGTTTAAAACGATGGAGGCTACGATAGAAGTGTGGCGAACTATGCAAGCGAATGCTCGAACGGAATCAAGGATTTTATAATGAATCTAGACGAGTTAACTGAAGAGCAGTGGTATCATAACGATCAACTACTGCAACAACAACAGGAGAACGAAGCACAGATGGACTTTACACCTAAAGATAACCAAATTCGACTGTACCACAATAGTTTCAAAACTCTTGATAAGCACCCAGATTGGACGGGTGACGGTATGGCGAAGGGGGTTGTAGTCAAGGTAGCAGGTTGGAACAACACTTCCCAAAATGGAAAGGACTATGTTAAAGTTGACATAGACTTTGATCCTGACGCTTATAAGAGGAACGGCGGAGATCGCTCGGAAACCCCTCAGAAGTCGATGGATGCTGGGAGCCAGTGGGATTAACATGACAGACGAGTCGTTTACTCATACTGTCTTCTTCGCTAACGGGGAGACTCAAGGTATAGACTTCTTTCCTGAAGGACATATCTACAGGCTCTCCGGTAGCGAGGAGGTTATCCCATCCGCAACCCAGATACTTGGGGTTATAGCAAAACCCGCTCTTGTATATTGGTCTGCTCTTGAGGCAAGCAAGTATTTTAAGAAGCAGGTTGTAGAGGTGACCGCCCCAACGGAGATGCCTTTGTACTCCCTAAGCGGTCTGTCGGTAGATGAGGTTGCTAAGGGTATGGTTGAGTCGCATAGGACTATTGCAAGCGATGCAGCCGATATAGGGACTTCTGTTCATAAATACATAGAGGAGTGCATTAAGTTTAAACTAAGGGGTAAGGATGCGCTGACCTACGATTCCTTACCGGACGAGCCAGATAACAAGCAAGCGCAAAATTCTATCAGCGCCTTCAGGAAGTGGTACGCAGACAACAACGTCAAGTTCATCTCCGCAGAGGAGAAGGTATACCATCCTGAACTGAAGTATGCTGGGACTGTGGATGCTGTAGCGGAAGTTAATGACGAGTTCTGTGTGATCGACTTTAAAACTTCCAGCAAGACTTACCCCGAACATCACATTCAATGTGCAGCCTATGCTAAGGCGATTGAATTAATCTATGATCGAGAGGTCGAGTGTACTTACATTCTTAGGCTCGACAAGAAAACTGGCAAGTGCCAAGTTAGTAGGTCAGATCAGATGGGAGAGGACTTTGTAGCCTTTCGCGCTGCAATAGCCTTACAACGCAGACTAAAGGGAGGTCTTCATCGTGGCAAACGTAAAAGTGCTGGCTGAGATGCTTTGTTTTCACATTGATGCCGCCGTAGCGGTATCTGAGTACCTTGTGGAAGAAGGGGATCACATCCATGTTGTAAAGGCTGTCCTAGAAAAGAGAGGTTCTGAGTCTGGCTCAGTTGAGCAACACGCCCTTTGGGAGACAGTGAAAGACCTGATGGATAAGCCAAGCCTTGTTAATTGATGAGCAGACAATCTCTAAGAAAAGCGATAAATGATAAGTGCAAGGACTGCATCTACGACCCTGTTGAGGACGGTACATGGCTCAAACAGGTCGAAAACTGCGAGATACCTACCTGCCCCCTATGGAGGGTTAGGCCAGTGACGCAAACCTCAAAAAACGGCCTTAAAGGCCATTCAAATGACCTTGGAGAGCAGATATAATGAACCTACTGATTATCGGTGACCCTCATGCAAACCCGGACTATGACAATGATAGATTTACAGGGTTGGGAGAGTACATCGCTCAGGAGAAGCCTGAGTATGTGGTGTGCCTTGGGGACATGGCTGACCTGCCATCCCTATCCTCCTATGACAGAGGGACAAAGGGGTTCGAGGGTAGGCGGTACAGCAAGGACGTTGCGGCAGTAATTGATGCCCAAGAAAAACTGTTCGCCCCCATAAAAGAACTTAATAGGATGTTGCTAAAAAAGAAAGTCAAGCAGTACAAGCCTAAACTCTACATGACGTTAGGCAACCATGAGGATAGGATAACTAGGGCTATCAATAGTTCACCTGAACTAGACGGTGCAATATCTATTGGCGATCTTCAGTACAAGAAGTTTGGCTGGAAGTGTACTTCGTTCAAGGAGTGCTTAACTATAAAGGGTATCTCGTTCAGCCACTACTTTACAACCGGGGCAATGGGTCGCCCTATCTCAGGCACTAACATAGGTAACTCAATGATGAACAAATTACATTGCTCTGCTGTGCAGGGACATAGCCACCTTATCAGCCACCAAGAATCCACCAAGCCTGATGGACAAAAGATATTCGGACTGAGCGCGGGGTGCTATTCTCACCCTTACTACTCAGAGAACTGGTGTAGGGATACAGAGTACCAGTGGTGGAGAGGCGTAATCACTTTGGAGGGTCTGGATGGCGAGGGGTACTACGATGCCATACATTCGATTACCCAGAGAGCAATACTGCGGTGAACGAGGAGTGGGCCGAGAGCAGAAGGATGCACTTTGGACTGTACTGCTGGAAGCGTAAACTACAGCAGGCTCCTAGCGGCGCTTTCTGGAGTGCTATATTTGAAAAGCAGTGGGGGATTCCACTTGCGAAATTCGCTGAACAGCAACGACAGCGCCAGAAGGAAAGCGAGTAAGGCCGTAGTAGATAGGGGGGTCAACCTTACCCTCTCCTGTGAAATCATCTGGGTCTTTTGTATTGGCGATCAGAATTGTATCATCGTCTTCGCTTAGTAACCAGCCCACAGAAAAAAGGGTGGGGCAATCTACTGACTGCTCCCACCCCGCTGTTGCTATGATGTCACGCCACTCGACTACGACTAATTCTTTTTCTTTCGTTCCAGTGGGCCGGGTAGTATCCATCCTAATACCATAGGTGCTAAAACAATTAAGATTAAGGCCCAACCACCCATCTGGATGAGTGAACCCAACAGTGACCAAAAATTATCTGGTGCGCAATCCATATTATGCCCCGTTGTAGTGCTGGATATCTCCGTCACCACATCTGCCACAAAAGCAGTTGTCATGGCTCCCGCTATCGGTGCAATCACACCCCCCGACAAGGCAATCC